CTGCATCCTTTTGCTTAGTAAGATTTGGCACAAACAGCAAGAGTAGGACGCTAATGATAAGCAACACCACCAACATTTCAATCAAGGATACTAAAATTACTTACTAAAAATTACTTTTAGATAAAACAAAAAAACCACAAGCCTTAGCCTGTGGTTTCTGTTTGTATAATTAATTTAAAATTCTTTCTGTTATGTTTTATTTTATTTTTCTGCTTTGGTCTGAGCCAATGTAATCAAGCCGTCAGGTTCTATCTCAAACTCAGGCTTATCAGCAAGTGACCCATCATCCTTGAGATAGTACCAGCCTTTTTCAGCTTTGACAAAGGCATTAGATACCATTGAGCCTTTTTGATAATCTAAGAAATACCATGTTTCCTTATATTTGACCCAACCAGTGACCATAGTGCCCTGATTGTCAAAATAGTACCAGTTGTTATCAATCAGTACCCATCCAGTAGCCATTGCTCCGTTTGGCAATAAATAGTACCAGTTACTATCTGAGTGCTTATGCCAAGCATTAGCTTTCATATAGCCATTACTGTCAAAGAAATACCAGACCTCATCAATGACTTGCCATTTATTAGTAGGGTATGTGCCATCTGTGTTGACATACCACCAACCAGTACTATTATTGTGCCATCCAGCCTCTGCTTTAGCCTCTCCTAGCATTTCCTGAACGGTTGAGCCTAGACTCTGGTAATGCTTAATTTTAGCAATGACATAGTCTCTAAGACTGTCATTATAGCCGCCATGCAAGGCTAGAGAACGTGCAGGGCATGAGGTGCTTGAAAATTCATTATGGAATTTGATATTAGAGTAGTTAGGAGTATCTCCATAATAGGTCATATCCTCTGCCATCTGTCTCAAGACCATGTTTTCATTTTCAATAAATTCAGCGTCTGAGGTGTTGAATTGTTGGCAAACTTCATAGCTGATAGAGTTCATGTTAGCGTCATAGTTAGCAGCTGACCAGGTGCCACTGTAGGTATTTTCAACCCTTGCAATAGTGTCACGGTTAATGTAATAGTGAGCAAATCCTAGAGCTGATTGACCGTTATTATATCGTGAACGTAACCAACTCACATAGCTCTCAGGGCTCATAGAGCCAGCGTCATTGTGTAGAATATAGTATTTTGGCTTATGTGTTGGACGGTTTCCAGCAATTCCATTAAATACATTAGTATTGATAATTTCTACCATATAATCTCTCCTTATTTTGGCTCAGTGTAGCCCATTGCTCTCTCACTATCAGAGAGCCCTGCTGTAGTAGGGTCAGGCACAATGTTTAGAGCGCTCACGATTGAGAGCCCGATAAGGTAGGGGTTGCTCAAGAATTTTAAAAACAATTCATATAGACCATCCCAGCTAGTCAAATCCTCAAATTTTAACCCAAAATAGGTCAAAATAGGTAGGACAATAGCAAGTAATAAGCGAATAACAAACGCTCTATTTTTAAAACGTACTAACCAGTTAATTTTCATATTTCAACTCCTCACTTCTAAAATGTTGTATTTTTGGTAGAGGCTATCTATATAGCCGTTCCCACCCAAATTTTTATAGCTCTTGTGCATTTTGTGGATGACATCAGACTCATGCACTGTAGTATATCCACGGTTAATAGCAGTGGTCATGTCTCTCTCTAGCCTCAAATACATAGTGACTAGATGAGCCTCATCATGTACCAGTAATTTCTTGTTCACATCTGCAAGCATTTCACCGTTTGAATGGCCTAAGTCTTGCACAGTCTCTACTGCATGTTGGATAGTTCCTAACTCATTTTTAAGCTCATTAAATTGCTGTTTATTTAAGTTAGCTGACTTACTTGCTGTAAGTCCGAACCATCCAGTGGCAATTACACCAACAGTAGGGGCTAGATGTGCTATTAAATCTGATATAGTCACGCTAACCCCCTTTCTTACTGTGGCACAGCCTTAGTATTTAACTCTGTGCTTGATGTTGGGGTATTTTCTTTTGGGGGCTCCCATTTCCAAATTCCTAACTTGCCATTTCTCTCAAGGTCTGCTAGTTCTTTTAATGTCTGACCTTGATAAGTAAACGCCTCATTCACTTGCACCATGACACGCTTGCCCTCTTGATAGAGCTCTCCATGATCAGGGTTTTCAATGGTAAAAATGTCTTGAGCTTGGTATGTTTTACCAATCTGGCCAAGGTCTACCAATTCAAGACCACGCTTGAATACTGTAGGGTCTAGTGGGTTGTCCACATCTGTCACCCTTGCAAGTACAGCCCAGTTAGCAATGGCCTTGACAGCGTTAATAGCATTGTCTTTCTCCTCAAGTTTCTTGTCATAACTTTGCTCTTGGATTTTTAAATCCTCTTGCAACTGTTTGACACCCTCAGCAGGGTTAAACTCTGTGGCTACCAATCCAAGCACTGCCTCAATCAGTACATTATCAGGCTCATTTGTACGGTCTCCGATCAGTACACGGTCAAAAGCTGTATAAGGCGACTCTTGACGGATGGCCACAAAAGTCCTATTACTGTCTTGCAAGTACTTGCTAATTACTTTAAATTCCATTTACATCATCCTTTCTCATTTCTTTTAGCTTTAACTTCTTCATAGAGGTTTTTAAGTCGTTCATCAGATTGTAAAATCTCATTCATCCCCTCAAAACCTAACTTGATATTGTTCAAGTCAGCCAGCGCCTCATCACGCTCATTTTTAACTTGTTGCAACTCAGCTAGAGCCTCATCACGCTCAGCCTTGTCATACGCTCCATTTACAGTCTTGTTAGCTAACTCAATAGCTAACTGATTGATAACGTTGTCTACTGTGCTCATTTATTCCTCTTTCTACATGTTTATATTATACAAACCAGGGTACCCTAATTTGTTTCGCTCAAACCAGTTTTTGATTTGTTGGAAATTATAATGAATTGCATTAAATTTTTGTACTAAAGATTGGTCCTTAATAACGACATCTTCAAGTCCCCAAATTTTTTGTGTTTGGGTATCTATGGTTACTTGCTTTAGGCCATCCTGTCCACTAAGCCTAAAGTCCATTGTTTGACCATAGAATGTGATGGCTGAGGCTGTTTTACCACCTGAGCGACCATTCCAAATCTGAATACCTGCTGATGTGTGATCCATTGCTTGTACACCATTTCTATTACTTAAAAGAGCTGTATATGAGGCGTCTACACCCCCGATATTACCAGCACCAAAAACAAGGTATTGTAAAGGACGGTTAGGGAATTGATTTTTAATTCCTACATCAAATGAGTTCATCTCTAGCCATCCATTTTGCAAGTTAAATGATGTTTTACCATTCAATGATGTCAGAGAACCACCATTTATAAAATTAGCTGAGAGCTTACCTGATGTGATGTTATTAGCGTTTAAGTTAACCACATTGACTAAGTTAGCGTCTAGCTTACCTGTTCGGATTTTGCCAGCGTCTAAAGTGTCTATCATGGCATTTTTGATAGTCCCATTAGCAATGTAAGTAGTGTCAGGTGTGACCACTAGCTTATTCTGTCCAACTTGCAAACTAGCCCCACCTGTCGCTAAATTCAAGGCGCTTAGTACGTCCCCGTTGCTGTTGAGAGTTTTGACTGCAAAGCTATCCTTTAAGATTGACATTGTAGTCCTAGTGTATTCACTGTTATAGTCAGTGCTATCCACAAACTCCTCAGGAATTAAACGCCTATCAATAATCATAGGTTTATGAATGACGATATTACCAGGGCTTGTCAGAGTAAATCTAAGTGAATACTCATTAAGTTCGCCCGTTCTTGGAATATCCAAGTAACCTGTAAATGTCTGATTACCTGTTTTAGTAAGTGTAATTTGTGAGTTATAGTACATACCAAGGCTTGTAGTATTATCTAGTAACTGAATTAGGACTCTACCATCCTTTGGCACCTTGTCTACTGCAATTTCAATACGATAACCAAGACCCTCACCCTGTTTCACAAATTTTTTCGTAAGAGGGAACCGAACCCCTAACCAGCCTGACATAGAGTCAGTATAGTTAATTCTAATACCGTCATGGTCACCCCATCTTACACGCTCTAAATGCTTGTCAGTATTAACTGATGAGATGAATTTTGGGATTTTTGTAGGGGCGTAAAATATATTAGTTAGATTACTAAATCTCTTACCTACCTCAACATTAAACAAGTCTGATGTTAAGGCCATCCTTGCTATGTTAGTACTGATATTTGAGTCATCTTTGCCTAAGATACGCTCATAGAGTTTAGATGTCTCTTTAACTGACTGGAAATCAGCAAGAGATACCTTGCCATTAAGATCAGTTCTCAGATTGGCAATTAAGCTAGAGGTTTCTGTGGCTGTTTGATTAGCCTTGTTCAAAGCCTCTACTGCCTTACCATCAATTTGAGTGGTCTGATTTCTCAAAATAGACAAATTTTGTTCATTGTCTTGCTTGTATCGTGATAGCTCTTGACCTGTTAAGTTAGAGGCGTTTTTGGCCTCTTGAGCAAGTAGTTTAGAGGCGTTAGCTAATTCTTGAGTAGCATTTGACTTTTTGAGCAAATCAGAAACTGTCTGGTCATGCTTAGCCTCAATACCAGCCATCTTAGTATTGACAGCCTCAAATTGCTTGTCTACCTCTCTCTTAACACGGTCAACATCCTCTGTGTCAAGGCGTTTCTCCCACATGCTACCATTCCAAATATACATCCGTTGATACTGGCCATTTTTTTCAAACCATGTATCACCTATTTTGTGCTCAACATTTTTGGCTGGTGTTTCATACCAGATTTTATTACCAGTGCCACTAATGAGATATTGAGGTAGAGCACTCTCAATAGCAGATTGTTTGCTCTCAACTACTGATAGACGGTCAGAAATTCCTGCGGTCATACTAGATGACAGTGACTGTCCGATAGTGCCAAGCGTTATCTCCTCATTAGAGTCAGTGTAGACATCATAGACTATCTTGACTACTTTCTCAGTAGTCGTAGTGATGTCAAATTGTGGATAGTAGAGAGGGATGATGTCACAGAGCTCAACTTCTTCCATAACCCCAAAGTCTTGATAGTCCAAAGTCTGTGACAAGTCCACATAAGAAACCTCTGTAGAGATTTTAGGAGCTCCAATGTTATTGCTCTTGATGTAAGACTGACCTAGAGACCTTAATTTCTCAGCCGTCGGAGGGTGTTTGTCATCAAATTTGCTTGAGAAATCTACCAGAGATATTCTTCTCTGAGCGTATAGCCTCAAGTAGGGGCTGTCTATAATGTGTTCAGGTAATGTGATTAAGACCTCATGTGACTCCTCACTTGACCCATTGCTGGATGGCGTATAACGTGCAAAGGGGTAAATAGAGGTATAATTACCGTCTAGGAGGCTCTCCTCCTCTACACTGAGTAAATTGCGCCCATATTCTAGCACGGTTGGAGCTTTACGCCCCATCTGCTTATGCAAGATAATGAGGTTGTTGTCAAATTCAAATTCACCACCAAAAACATCAAGGATAGAGCCTGAGACACCACCAAGAGCTTTTCTAGCACTGCCTACCTTATCTACCTCCCATGAGATATTGCCTAGAGTTTGGATGTCTGAGCTAACATCAAATACATCATCTCCCACTAAGCTCTCTTTCCACAATCTAAGAGCCGTCTCAGCGTTAATCTTTGAGGCTTTTACAATAGGTTTCAAAGCAATGTCTGAGGTTCTCATTGAGATATGGCGGGCATAGATTTCAATGTGTTCACTGCTATCCTTAACAATACGGTTGATCTCAAAGGTTTGCCATTTAGTTCTCTTACCAGCGTCTGCCTTGATTTTCATCTCCACTTTAAATACAGAGGCAAAATGGCCATTTACTGGATATTTGATATATAGGTCATAATTACCATTCCTTCCTCTGGTAACAGTGACCTTATAAGCGTCTGAAATCTCACCAAGTCCAAATGTTCTAAATGAGCGTTCATCAGCTTTATATAGTACTGGGTTCATAGTTTAACCCCCCAATTAGGAATGGCTGTCATAGTAAAATTACCAGTCCATGAAATCCTATTATTTCCGACATCAAAAAGAGGCATTCTGTGCTTACCGTTCCTTGTGATTTTATCCCAGGCTGACAGATTGCCACTATATACTAGATGTTTTTGCATATCTATTATGAGCTCATTTTGGACGCTCTCAAGTGATAACTGGTAGCCATTTATGGTCAAAATACCATTACCATTGCCTCTAATCTTAATTAGTGGCTTAGATTGTACGTTGCCAAGATTTTTAAGTGTCATCCCGTTTGTTAAAGGGATTTCATTGCGTCCAGTTTTTAAGAATTTGATAGGGTGAATTAAAAAGTCTAATTTCACCTCACCAAAATTCCTAAGCAATTCCTTGACGCTAAATGACTCAATGAAAGTAGCAAGATAGATATAATCAGGATCCCATGATAACTCTAACTCTTTCCATCCCTTGACATTGAGCCAGTCACTTATAGTTACCTCTGATGTAGATAATCTCTCAACCGTGCTTATTTTCATAGGAAACTCACGCTTGACAGGTTTAAGCCTTTGATTATCTTTCAAGAGCACCCCATCACGACCTGGCACCTCAATAGTCTCAACATCATAGGAGGTAGAGCTAAACTCAATATCATTTATAATTTTTAACCCAAAATCACTAGATTTCTTGCCATCAAATTTAATAAATGTACTCATTAAGTACCTCCTAATCTCTCTTGTTCTCTATTTGTGTACCATGCCATCTCTTTCATGAGGCGTTGTATGTCACGTTTCTCACTCTCATCTACCTTATTGCCATTGTAGTTAAAAGTATACTGGTTGTTAATTTCTGCATTAGTGCCTGACTCAGCTTTCTCAGACTGAGCTTGTGCAAGTCCAAGGCTCATTTTTAATGACTGACTTAATGTGTTATTGCCAAGTCCAAGCAAGTCCTCAGCACCAAATTTAAAGGCTGACATCTCTTTTTGAACATAGGCCAAGCTATCAGTAACATCTGAGGTATTCTTTTCAATACCTACAGCGATACCTTGAGCAATGTAGCGCCCTACATTATCTCTAAATAATCGTGATGGTGAGTGTATTCTTGCCTTGGCTCTTGCAGCTCTTTCAGCTTGAGCGACAAGGGCATTAGCTGCAGCTGTTACAGTCCACAAAGCAGAATAGAGCCCATTTGCTAGACCTTGGCCAATCATTGAGCCTACATATTGCATGGTAGATACACCTCTCATCCCTGCTGATTGGATTGAGTTGACCATTGATGACATTGCTGATGTGGCTGAGCCAATGCCTGAGCGTATGCCGTTTGTTATACCTGTTGAAACTCCACGCCCAGCTTGTTGACCTGCTTGAGTCATTTGAGTTGCTGATTGTCTCACCACATTAGTCATCTGTTGCATACTTGAGCTCATTTGTGAGACAGCTTGTGTCATTGCTGATCTAATCACTGAATTAAGTTGAGACATAGCTGATACAGCAGAGCTAGAGATGTTAGCAAAACTAGAGGCCACTGTAGGGGCTGATGTCGCTAATTGCATGATAGATGTGTTAGCTGTCATGGCTGAGGCTGAAATAGCTGAGAATAGGCTAGGAATTGTGCCTAGCACCCCACCTAGTGAGCTGATAACTCCAGTCACTGCAGTAAATCCTGATGTCATTGCTGATGTAGCTGACATAGTAGCCACTAAGGCACTTGATAAACCAACAAGGGCACTTTGTAAGACAGCAATGCCTGAAACAGCACCAGACAAGCCACTAAATGAGGCCACTGCTGATGTAGCAAATGTGCTCATGGCTGTTCCTGCTGCTGTCAAAGCACTTGGTAATTGGTTAATACTTGTGCTTAATGTACTCAATACTGTTGGTAAGCCTTGCATAGCTACGCTTGCCACTTGTGCTGATGTAGCAATCATCATTAGGCCTGTTCCTGCTTGTTGCAATCCTGATCCTGCTGTAGCGATACCTGAGTTAGCAATAGCTGCCAAACCTACAGCTGTTGCTGTTAGAGTTCCAACTAAATCCCCCAGGTTAAGGTCAACTAGCATTTTTATACCTTGCGCCATCAACTTCACGCCTGCTCCAGCATTTTTAGCAGCATTACCCATGCTCTCAAAAATGCCAGCAACACCATCAAGAACGCTCCTAATAACTGATCCAAATGACTCTACTACGCCTTTTGCGCTGTCAAGGATAGACTTAACTTGTTCACCAAATGTCTTAATTAAATTGGTCAAGCTGTCAATGATAGGACTAATTTGATTGACAAGGTTATTAAATGACTCAATAAGTGACTGGATAATAGGAGCTGTTGAGGTCACCATCTCAGTAATCGCTGGCACAAATGGAGCGACTGCTTGGACGATTTGGACAACTGCCTCAGTGACAATACTAACCACTTGAACAAAAGTATCTGAAATAATTCCAACTATAGGGGTTATGGCTGTAGCTACCTGAGCAATGCCTGAGCTGATAGATGTCACTACCTGGCTAATAGCTGAGCCTAGAGCTGTAATCACTGGCGCTAACCCACTAAATGAGCTAATGATGGAGCTGACTGCTGCCCCCACAGCTAAAATCACTGGTGACATCATTGCAAATGATGAGGCTATAGTAGGGAGCACAGGTGCTACAATTACAAGAGCTTGTGCTAAGCCTTGTATAGCCATGTTTAGGATAGTTCCTATAGCTGTACCTACACTGACCACCACATCACCGATAGCTTGCAAGATAGTTGCTAAACCTTGACCTTGAGTTCCCATCAAAGCAAATGCTGCTCCTAGAGCTAAAATTGGCACGGCTAATGCCACAATAGTCACAGGGTTGACCATAGCCAGAGCCTGACCAATTCCACGAAAAGCAGAGCCTATACCCTCGCCAATTCCTTTAGCCATTGTAGCTACACTCTCTCCTAAACTACGGATGACTGCAACAATTTGTGAACCTATTGAGGTGACTGTGGATGTGGTGCCACTTAGTGCTGATGTAGCGTTACTCTTAAAAAAACCAAAAGGATTGAATGATTTTAAAAAGTTAAATGCTTTGAAAGCAACAAGTGCCCCACCAATACCTACTACTAAGCCTCTCCAAATATCTCCACTAATTGACTGAGATAATTTTGAAATCCAGCTAATGACTAATGAAATAGCGTTTACTACATGGCCTGCTGCAGCTCCTATAATATCCCAAGGGATGATGTCACCTAGTTTTTCGGCAAGGTCTAAAGCTGCAGCTGTGAAATCCTTGAAAGCACTATAAGCATTCTTAATAGCTCCAGTGTTAGCAAATGCCTCAAGAGCAAATTGAACGCCTGCAGCTAATTCTTGGATAACTACATTAACCAAAATTACCCCATTTGCGATACCCTCAACAACATTACTAAATCCATTGCTGTCACTGGTTAATTCCTCAAAAAGAGATTGTACTGTGACCACAATATCTCTGATTGAGTCTGAGATGTAATCAAATACGCCAGCTTTATTAAAAATAGCAAAGAAATTAGAGACCATTTGACCTGCTTGAGCAAATCCATTAGATAAACCTGAAATAAATCCATCTACATCAATGCTATCCAGTAAGCTCCCTAATTTATCGGCTAAACTATCAAAATTGATTTTGTCCAAAGCGTCTGAAACTGCGTTGACTGCCTTAATTCCAAATGAATTGAGTTTGTCAAAGGCTGGCATTAGCTTATTAGAGAGGCTTTCTTTAGCACCGTCTATAGCTTGGTCAACCGTTTTAAACTCTGTGGCCATTTTTTGGAAAGCGTCTGAGTTACCTGCTTTGTTCATAGCGTCAAAGAAATCCTCAGTCTTAACTTTCCCATCTTGCACAGCTTTTACAAGGTCAGCCGTAGACATTCCCATCTCTTTTGCTACTGCAGCCATACCAGCAGGCGCTTGCTCCATCATGATCTTAAAGTCCATCCAAGCTACTTTAGGCTTACTTGCCATTTGTGTTGCTTGAGTTGACAATGATTTCATGGCTTGTGCTGGGTTCTCTGCTGAGGCGGCAAGTCCACCAAAGGCTTTAACTAAGCTACCTACATTTTTTGTACCTACAGCGTCAAGCTGTGAGTAAGTATTAGCCATGTCAGAGGCTGAGTAGATGGTTTTGGTTGCAAAATCTTGCATTTCGGTCTTAGCTGCCTTGATTTCCTCAGATGATCGCCCGAATGCTTGGAGGTTCCCCTCAAATGTTTTCCAGGCTTTTTGTGAGCTGTTTAGCTCTGAGGCCATCTCACGGATACCACCAGTAATTGCACTGACCCCACTTGACAAGGCTGAGCCAATCAAATTAGCTCCCAGTACAGACTTGAATACAGAGCCCACTTTTTGCCCTGTGCTCTCAAGGCCTCCAAATAAAGACTTGAGCTTGCTTACTCCAGCCTGAGCGCCTGAGCCATCCATATCAACCTTGATAGTTACTGAACCATCTGCCATTTATTCCCTCCTTTCTATTAGTAGTCAAAATCTTTAGGTAGAGCGTACTCTTTTTTGAGTTCTTTCATGCTCTCTCTGTACTTCTTACTATCTCCCTTTTGAGGCTTATAAGCTCTTATCTTGATAACCTCAGAGAATTTAGTGTCACTAGGTAAGCCATTTAGTAGAGCATTAAACTTTTTCCAGTGTAGGCTGTTCTGAGCGTCTATGAGATCAATGCCGTATGCTTGCATAAATGATGAGTAGATATACTCAGCGTCATATTTCAGGCTAAAAAGTCTGGCACTGGTCTCTGATTGACTCCTAGAGCGTATCTTGCTCTTAATCGGATTGCCTGCTAGATCTAGCACTGGTGCTGTGTCTCTAGCTGGTATCAACCTGATATGCTCCTCAAATACCATCTTGAATATTCCAATGGCCTCCTCAGGTGTAAGAGCCTGAGTGAAATCAACATCAGTAAAAATTTGTAAAGCAAGATAGGGCTTGTAAATCTCATCAATGTCATCATCATTGATAAGCTCAATGACTTTCAAAACCTTGTTAAAAGAGATATTCATAGGGTACACATCATCACCAAGGACTAACTCATCTGTCAATTTCCTTGATAAATCTAACATGTTAGTCTCCTAAATATTTCTTGAGAGCGTCTGTATTGTTGCGTTTTTCCCACTCAGAGATAACCCCGTTGATGGTCTCAAGTAAGTAAGCCATTGAGTCTACAGTAGACCCATTTGAGAAAGCGTAGACTTTTTGATAAGCCTCAGCGTCAAATAACTCTGTCCATGAGTTCTTAACCATGTCTTGTAAAGCCTCAAATGCTTTGTCATCACCTGCATTGGCTACTTTTTCGCCCTCATCTTTAAGGATTTTGCCAAGTTTTTCCATTTTGTGGATATTTTGGTCATTTCCGATAAATTCAAGAGTAAACTCTCCAAATTCAACAGGGATGACATTATCACGTTTCTTAATTACTACCATTATTTCTTTCTCCTACTAATTTTTAATCAAAAATAAAAAGGGGAGCATTACCACTCCCCCTAAATCACATTATCCGACTACAGCGGACTCCTTAGGTGCTGAGTTCCAGCTAATATTACACTCAAAGCCCTCAAACTCAGACGCCTCACCGCCTCCAATTTTAATGCCAGAGGCTGTAGCTACGCCCACATATTGCTTTTTACCGTCAGCGTCAACCACTTTAAACCATAATTTACGCCCATCACCTGTTTTAAAGCGCATGCTAGCAATGATAGCTTGAGCCTCATCCTCTTTGATGTAGTCTCCCTCAAATGAGAACCCGTATTTTACAGATTTTACTACTGTTTCAGGTGTTCCATCACCATTGTAGTAAGCTGTATCATCTGTCTCCTCGTCATTCTCGACCTCAGCGGTTGTCACTCCATCTGCAAGCCATTTCCAAGCGTCACCTGTTGGCTCTGTTGCTGCGTTTTCTGCTGACCAAGGCGCCACATAGTGTTTACGCTTGGCGTTTTTTAATTTTGGCATTTAATTTCCTCCATTTACTTCAATTTCTGCCGTTACATCTAACATGTAAATATAAAAACCTTGGTCATCACGGTCATTAAGGAATGGCTGTGAGACTTCAAGGCCTCTGAATTGATATGAGTTATTTTTGCTAGGTAGCTCTAAATCAAAATTAGCAAGTGCATGATTGATAGTCCACAAAATAGAGCTTGTTCTTTGATGATCAAGTGTCTTGATAGCTACCTCAAAAACAAGGCTGATGTCTTGCTTTCCGTCCATGTACTCTTTTAAAATTTTGCCGCCTGGCAAAGGATATAGGACTAAATCCTCTTTTTCTGCTAAATAGTCAAGCCTACAAGTCAGAGAGAGGTTTAGTGTGTTGATGAAATCTCTGAGGACTTCGGAAAAATCGTTGTTATTCATGCTTTTACTCCCATTGCTTTTATCCCTACTCTCTCCCAGTCTTTAAGGTGTAGCGCTGTAGCTTTCAAGTCCCAGCGTTTGCCAGTTCCTGGCGTGGTGTATTTACTGAAATAAAAAACCCTAGCCTTGTTGTAGCTAGAGCCGTAAAATTGGGCTCTGGCATAAGGCCCAGGGTATCTGACCCCATCTTTAGTAGCTTGGCCACTTCCACTGAGGTCACCACTTTTTCTAGGAACAAAAGGGCTCATGTCTGTTAGCATTTGGTTAGCTATGGCCAATTTCCCTTTTGCTAAGGCTGTTGGAGATACCTTATTTTCAATCCCTTTGAGGTCAATTTTGACAGATACGCTAGTTCCCATCAGATACACTCAACCTCGTAACAAAATATTTTTTGTTTATGTGGATAACTAATAGGCAATATAGCAGTAACTCTATATTCACGCTCACCATCATTGATGATGGCATTTTTAAAGGTATCATCTAAGGTAATAGGGCAATGTTTAGGATATATGAATAAGGTACTAGGTTTGGACTCTTTACGGCTGTTTTTGGTGCCTTGCACTTGATACTGTCTATCAAATCTGACATGTTTAAGGGTCACTGGGCTCTCTAATATTACTTTTCCCCATCCGTCTTTTTCACCTGTATCTTTTTGAATTGTTACAGTATCGATCAATAACCGTTTATCAACGTCTATCATATCCTACCCCTCTATACCCAAAACCAGCTGATTTTAGGATGTTTAGGGCGTCAAGTGATAGATTATACCTGTCGCTTTCAAACGGTCTACTAGTTCCGTTATGATAGCTCACATGAGTCCTACCAAGTATCACAGTAGAGACTGCTTGCTTATCATCAGCCGTAGCAATACCACTAGCGTCTAAATAAGCTACTTGATAAGCCGTAGCAAGTCTGACAGCTTTCTTTCTAGCCTCAAAATCAGTCTCAAAATCCTTAACACCATAAAAGCCATCAAGAAAGAGATTGATTGCAACCTCTGCCCTCATCAATAATTTTTCAAAGTCATTTACTTCATCAAATCCTAATTTTTTAAACTCATCTTGTGTCAAATAAGCGATAGTAACCACCTCCAATAAAAAGAGGCGGTACTACTTACCTGCCTCTTTAGTTTCTTCTTTTTCGTCGACTAGTTCAAAGAACGGGCTCAACTCAGGATGTGACTGTTTACCTTGAGCATTTAAGCTCTCAGCTACTTTGACATCCATGTCATACACTACATCCTTGTCATAGCTTTGCTCTTTGCCGTTGATATTAAAAACCACATGAGCTGTGGCTTTAAATTGAGCCATTTGGTTTATTCCTCCACTTTATAGCCATTGTTTTCAAAGGCTGATACCATGATAGGATCAGACAGGGTAAATGATACCCCGTCCTTAGTCAAAGTGACATCAGCTTTAACCTCTACTACTTCCTCTACTGTGTTATCATTAGCCATTGATTACCTCCTTAGGCTGTTTTGTGGACATAAATAGCCTTTTTCTTAGCGTCCAATACGAAAGCGTCATAACGGATACGACCCTCAACAAGTTTCCCGTTGATACCTGGTGGGTTGTCATGGATCTTGTAATCTTCCAACTTAACAGGTGATGTAGTAGCTGCTGGGTGAGCGATAATAAACTCAACACCTGTAGGCATATATGTAGATGGTGTCAATACTACTGGCATACCATCAATCATACCCACTTGACCCTTGATAGTGATTTCTTGTCCAAGATCTGAGTTTTTGATGAATGTGTCATCAAGTTTAATCAACTTGTAGAATTTAGGAGATACATGCAAGATACGACCAGCCACAGGGACTAGAGCGTCTGACAATTTAGATTGTCCCTCAAGTACAAGCTCATAAGCGTTAGTTTTATTGACTGCGCCTGTTGCAATATGTCCAGTATCAGCACCTGAGGCCATTGCTGATAGACGGTACTTATCAACCTCAGGGATGACTACCTCTGAAATTTGACGAGCTAGAGCCTTGCCCTCTGCCATGGCTCCATTTGTTCCTTGTAAAGATTTCTTGTCAATCGTGAATGTGAAAGAACGGTCTTTAGAAAGTGTCATAGTTTGGACTGAATTTCCAAGCTCGTCAGCTGTACCGTAACGATTTTGACCAGTAGTCTGATAGTCATTCATTGCTGATGTAGCGACTGTGTAGACCTTGACTGTCTCAGCGTCAATAAAGTCAAAATCTTGGTTGATAGAGTTAGTAGTAAGAGCCTCTCTTGTAAAGCGCTCATCTACTTTATGACTGAATTTTTCTGCGTAATTTACTGCCATTTATATTTTTCCTCTTTTCTTTTTGGTATTATACGCTATCAAAGCCAGCAAATAGGGCTTTGTCCTCTGCACTTAGGCCATCATCTGCATTACTTGCTGATGGATTGCCAGGCACAGAGATATTAGGGTTAGGTTGTTCTTGCACTGTTTGGAATAGGTAAGGGCTTGACTCTCTGAGTGAGTTGATCGTGTCCTCAAGCTGAGGCTTGCCATCTTCTCCTAGCTCAATACTGTCTAGGTCAATGAATTTCATCAAATCATCAGAGTTGTATGCACCTACATCTTTCAAAGCTAGTGCAATAGCATTGGTTTTGGTTACCTGAGCAAGGTTTGCCTCACTATCAAGTTTATACTGCTCAAATTGGGCTTTGAGTTCTTCAAGTTGTTGCTTGCTTTCCTCACTAGCTCCCTCTTTAGCTTGTAAGTCTTGAATAGCTTGAGTCTGTTGCTCAAGTTGTTGTTTTAAGCTGTCATTTTCAGCCTGTAAGTCAGATTTGGCTTGTAATTTTGCATTCTCAATACCTGCACCGTACGCTTGCATGATATTGTTAATTACATCCTTATCCTCAATACCTGCCTCAACTAACATTTCACTTTTAAGACTCATGTCTTAATCCTCCTTTCTACGTCACATGGACAAAAATTAAGACAGTTTTACGCCATGCTCCAGGGCAAAATAAAAAACCTGATGGGCTCCCATAGGTTTATAGTAGTTTATTGTATGAAAAAAACGCCTAGATTGTTCTAAGCGCTAATAGTATTGTACATCTGTTTTAGACATGACATCTGACAGTTTTTGACCGTCAATATCTAAATTTACTAAGTCATCAAGAGAGGTAACCACATAAGTTTTAGCTCCTATAGAGACCTGTATATCTGTTGTAGAATTAGGTAAGATAGCACAATCTTGCCCTTTGTAGACAAAAGAGGCGTCCCAACCGTTATCATATAATGCTTGTAAATCTTCTAGTATCGCCATAATATATCTAGGTTCTCCTCTCTTTCATTGTTTGTTAGTTCTCTAGTCGTTCTGCTGACAAATTTGCCGTCATCATCAAACACATAGTCATGAACATGCTCACCTTTTTTCCCGTAAGGGTGCTTATCTGGCTGCTTATGATTAGTGAAATGTATATCTTTTACTTTGTAGCCCCTATCATCATAATAGGTTCTACCAAGTACATCTCCATTTGTTGCGTTGTGTTGGACTACACTATTTGGCTCTCCAGTCTTTCGTGGAGGCGTATGCCCTACTGTAACCCCTGATACACTTACTATTTTACCACTTTTCACAGCTTTATCAAGTTCTGCACGCTTAGTAGCAAGCTCTCTAGCTTTCTTTTGTTCTTCTCTAAGCCTGACCTCTTTCTTAGCTTGAGAAAATGGGTCATCATAATATTTCTCTCTAGCATAATCTCTGTGTAGGTAAGGGTGCTGACTCAAAAAGCCTCTCATGGCTCCCTGTTTCATCCTAACCTTACTCTTATATTTAGATATTAGCTCACTGTCTCCTAGCTTTTCTGCAACATGCAAAAGCTCCTTAGACTTCCTGATAGACCTCTCTAGGGCTCTCTGTTTAGCCTGTACGTTTGCATTTGCTATAGCCTCCTCAGGTGTTAGGTCTTTCAAATAATCGGGCAAATCAGGCTTGTAATTGACCCCTGGGATGTATGGTGTCATCTCATGGGTGCAATTTATACCCTGACATCCAGCAGGATGACCGTAGCCATAATCAGCTAAAGCAAGGATACGCTCTCCAGCCTCAGTTCTAGCAACTCCAGTAGTTACTATCTGATGTTGCAAAGGAGCACACATCTCTCTTGCTGTGGCCTTTTTGTGATAATAAAAGGTATCTATACCCATTTCATCAGCTGGAGCTTTTCTGGCCTCACGGTAGACTCTCCAAGCCGTAGACTTGATGACTTGCCTAGCGTATGTGTCAGCTTTCCAGCGCTTGCCTTGGCTATCAGTAAAGCCATAAAATCCCTTTTCAGCCCATTTCATGACTGTATCAGAGATAGCTTTGTCTGATGTAGTAAGCCCTGTGACCACTTTGGCTACACTTTCATCAATGATAGACTGATAGACCTTTCTGACACTCATTGGTAGAGTGGTATTGATAAGGTTATCTATGTCTCCCATAGTCTGATTGACATAAGCAGCTAGATTGGTCTGTATGAGTGAGTTATCGGTAAATTGTCCACCCATAGACTCAAGTAACTGCTCTTTTGTGTCTTTATAGACCTTGTAGCCCTCATTTTGGATGACATACCTGAGCTGTTCCTCAGCAATTCCTGAGCGCTCTGAGATAAGGCTGACATTATCATCATTAAGTAAGCCCATCTCATTCATTTTCTCAAGTTGCCAGATATAAGGGTTATCCTCAAGACTAGCAGAGCCACGCTCTTTGATACGGTCTATTACTTGGTCAAAAAGGTCAAGAGTTAGCTGATGGTAGATGTCCGCTACATGACTTGCGTCAAGCATGAGCTGCTCATCATTTAGCTTGATTGGTTTCTTTTTGACATCAGCCATCTAATCACTCTCCATAAGTTGAGACATCCTCAGAGCTACGCTCATCATTTACATCATCAATGACATTACCATCAATCTCAGCCTTAATCTTTTTGGCTTTTTCAGGTGTCACGTTTAGGACTTTCTCAATAGCCATTGTATCAGTACCAAAGCCAGCATTAACTACTTTTATCCAGTAGTCCAGCTCAGCATTTCTGTCAGTAAAGACACCATCATCAAGGTTAATGCTAATTTTGTCCATCTCAGGGATGTTTCCCTTATAGAGTTTGTAGGCTTTGCCTAACTCTAGCATTGAGATGATGAGTTCTTTTAGAGATTGCTCTACTAGGCTGACAATGCTATTTCTCATTTGGTATGTGTCACTGTTCTCAGAGACAATCTCTGTGGCTGTTTTCATGCTCTTACCGTCAAAGCTAAACATCCCAGCTGATACACCAATCTGCATTTCAAAGAGCGCCAAGCCCTCGTTAATAGCCTTGATGTAGTCATCTGATCTAATAGGTGTAGTAAGGTCTGTGATACCTATACCCTTATCAATGTCACCAGAGTCAAACTGCTCATAGACATTATGTCCAGCCTCAAACTCACGCTTGACTACGACATTATCGCCATCTTGATTATATTCTGCTTTAATCATTTGGCTAGGCACTGCCACCCTACGTTGACCCATCTTAACCTCCCACATAAATTCATCATAGGTGGTATTAAGAAAGTCTATTGTAGTCTTTGCATTATCAAAGATAGACAAACCTAGAGGACTATTGATGTCCTTATTGTTCATACCTGGAGGTCTTAGATAAGTGAATAGTGGACGACTCAAGCCATTTAACTCCACCACTTCCTCTAAATCCTCATAAATCTCTGACAGTGGAACTCTTGAGCCTATTGCATTCTGATTATCAGACCTGTATAGCTCGTTTGATACCGTGTATTTATCATTTGACCACTCATGAAACTCAATCAGCGTGTAATATCTCTGCTTGTTCCCATCAGCTTTGATGGTCTTGGTCACGATTGCTGCGCTAGACACATCTTGAGTGTTAGACTGCAATGGCAAAAAGACAGGTGCTTGAATAAATGACACTCTTACACGCTCGCCATCAACATAAGGCCTCATAGCAAGACCACCAAGAGCTAGGCAACTCTCAAGGTAGCGCTCAAAGTTCTTAGTAAATCTGTCATCTTGTAGTTGTTGTTGGATAAACTTATTAGCACCCTCATCATCTAGCTTAATTTCAGCCTGTTCATTAAATACTAGGCTTGCAATCTTCTTAGCAGCAGTACGCCCAATAGGCAAATGGTTGAAATCTCTTTTATTTTTAGTACCGTTGCTGTCCGTGTATTCAACTTGTGGATAATGGCCTGAAAAATACTTAACATTCTCCCTAATACGGTCATACTCTGCTGATGACACTGCTATTTTCGGATGGTCAGTGATGTATGTTAGGTTTTGACTAGTCATCACATATTTACTCCTTTTAAAAATATCTTTAATTGTTTGGACTATTCCCATTACTAGCTCCTTTTAGGCTTTTAGATTTAACTCTCTAGCGTTGTCTAGGACAAAATACTTGAAACCATCTACTGTGTGATCATCCTCTTTGATAACTTTAGGGTCATCACTATTGATGGTTTTGTCATCATATCGGTACATCTTATGCTCCTCAATGAAAATCCTATTAGCAGGGATGTCAAGGTAGTAGAAACGCCCCTCAGCTAATAAACTGATGACCATGTCTATCATAGTCTGATTTTTCTTCTTAGCAACTGGGTGCCAGCGTTCTCCATAATCTCTGAAATATTGGTTTCTCAAAGCTCCCTCCGCACTATCAATGGTCATTTTTAATTTAGGTACTCTGTACTGTTTCATGACCTTATCTATAAAATCATGTATCATCACAGATAGCTCACTAGGGGCTTTTTTAATGGTCTTGCCAGCTGGACTATAGTAGAAAGTATCTAACAGGATAACCTTGCCTTTCGCTGTGAGCCCGTAAGCTCCACAGGTTGTAGCTGATTGCTGGTGTCCAGTATCCATAGCAAATGATATGCCTATTAGCTTATCATCAGTAGGGAGACTCTCTAGTGGTTTAAAATAGCTCATGTTATAAACATGATTACCTAAACCGATAACCTCACCTAAATACATCCATCTGTAATAGTCAGGGTCAGTCTCTTTATAGCGTTCTATCTTCTCAATCATCTGCCTAGACAAAAAGCCTAGCCTATCATCAAGGTAGGTGCTATGATGGATCATGTATGTAGGGTCACTAGCTTTCTCAGCCACCCACTCATTTATCCAGTCATAGGGATTTCTTGGAGGGTTATAAGTGAAATAGACCTTGACCTCTTTACCATTTGGTAGCTCTTGACGGATGAAAGTATCCTCAACTATGTCAATATCCTCACGGCCAGCAAACTCAGCAAGCTCCTCAAACCATACAGCCATGACATAGCCTTTAGCTATCTTTTGTGACTTGAGTTTCATAGGGTCATCAACCCCATAAAAATAAAAAGCTGTTCCTGTCTTGATATGAGTAATCTGTAAGGGAGATTTCCCAAACTTAAACTGATTAGCTAAGCCCATCTCATAGATAGCCCATCTAATCTGCTCATATACTGACATTCTCAAGTACTTGCCTACTTTGCGTAAGACTACCACATTCCCATTAGGGTCATTGATAAAGTCATTTACAAGATCAATAGAGACCACTGATGACTTAGTAGAGGCACGGCCACCCTTGAGCACTACATGGCTCTTATTTGTGTATAGGACATCATCAAATACTGGGTTAATCAGTTTGGCTAGGTTCAGTGTTACCATTGTACTCACTCCTATCAAATGTAAATCCAGTTATGACTGTGTCATCCTCGTCATTAGAGCCTAACTGTGCTTTGAGGTTATCAATCCTCAAGCGTTGCTCCTCTGTAACAAGTGGAGAGCGTGTAAGCTCGTCATAAGTCTTAATCATGCCTCTAAGCTCAGTCTGAGCTCTTGCTATCGCTGTGATGGCTCTGCTTTGCTTATCCCATGATGTATGATGTTCATATCCTACACCACCTTTAGCTGTGCTAGTTACAAGGCTAGTAGTGTCCTCAATATCTTGCACATGCAAAATACGCTGAGCATGTAGCAGAGTTGCATAGGTAAGTGTGATGTTTTCCCAAAGGATGTCTATAGGTTGTTTATCAGAAATCTCTTGAGCTATCTCATATACCTCTTGAGGGAGATACTTAGCAAACAATCCATGTTTGATAGCGTTGGTATTTCCTTTAGGTGCTCCATGTCCTAGAGCGTTCTTGCTACCTTTGGGAGCGCCTCTTGGTTTTTTGGAGCGTTCCTTATTTTTCTTTTGGAACGTTCCTTTTATTTTAGGTTCCCATTTGTCTTTACTTTTCCAACCTCGGACAGTGCCAGCTGAAACACCCAAACGCTCAGCAATCTCAATCAGTTCAATGTTCCCATTGTTTTCTGAATAGATTTCAAATGCTTTGTCTCGGTTGGGGTCTCTTGCTCTACCCAAGCCTAAACCTCCTGCTGTTTATTTGTTTTGAAATATAAAAAAGCCACTCAATGAGTGACTGTATGCGGTAAGTGGGTGCCTCCCCCACCAGAGCCTTTATATAGCGCTACTTTATCTCTGTCCTACAGGTTAATCAGCCTAAATCTAATTACCGCCCTGTACCCCTATTGTGATAGCTACTCACAGAGATACAATTGGAACGACAGGACTCGAACCTGCGACCTTTTGAAGTAATTATCAAAAGCTCTGCCAACTGAGCTACGTTCCCTCAAAATGCAAGGCGACTACTACCCTGCAACTGATAGATACTACATTTGTTTTTTTATTTTCGTAGTCATTAAGATAGTGTCTGGAATTGAACCAGAGGCGAACCGTAGGAGCAACATTTTTAGAGGTTCACCGTAACCTTTACCACTACCATAAGAGGCCGTAGCCTCTCAAAACATAAGGAGATAATATCAAACCTTTTCAGCATTTGACACTATCATTTTATCAGATTTTAAAAACCGTGCTAACAATTTTTAGCCTTATTAGTCCGATTTAGTCCGATTTAGTAAATCATTTAACTCACTAATAGCTAAGCCTCTCCATGTATAGAATGTAGTCCTACTGATCTCCATCTTGTCACAGATGTCATCCACATACATTTTATTTATGTATGTCATCCTTAATACTGTCCTATATTTCGGATTTGACAGCTTATTGATTAGCCTGCTCAGTTCTAGCTTTCTATCTATGATTTCTTTAATGTCACGCTCTATCTCTTGTTTCATAGTAATTAACTGAGCATATACATCATCAATTTTTCTAACTTGGCCACTTTGGACTTTTACATCAGTCCATTTAGGGCTTGAGAGTAGCCCAGCCTCAAGCTCATTGATTTCATCTATACGGCTTTGGATGTCCATGTCCAAGCTCTGTAACTCTGTCAAGAGTTCTTTAGCTTTGCTCACTCTCTACCTCTCCTTTAGTTTGCTTTATTCAAAATTTTTATAGTATCCTCATATTTCAAATTGACTTTGACGTTTTGTTCCTCGTATCCAAAAAGTCCCATAAAATTAGAAATCCTGAAATAAATGATGGTAGTATCGTCATGATTTTTAACAACTGAAAATATATGTTTGAGCATGTCTTTTCTTAATGAAATATTAGGAAAGACCACCATCTCTAGCTTTTCTTCTTTAGTTGTTTTCTTTGTTTTTGCAACTCCTGAATACGGGTATTTTTTAGGTTTCATAATCTCACCTCGTCTCCAATCCTTAAAGTTTCGTAGCTTGTTTGTGTGACTACGAAAATGCCGTAGTTCTGCATTGTGATCGTGTACAGGTCGCCAATCTTCTCCTTGCGGACGACTCTGCCTTTGATTTCTGCGCCTTGATTGTCTGCTTTGTAGATTACAATAGGTCGCTTTTCTTCTAATTTCTTAATCTGGATACTCTGCCAGACATTCAATCCAGCGGATAATAATATCCAGATTGCGATAAATCGTTTCAATTTTCATTCTCCTCAGCAGCATACTGCAACCATATAAGACTCTCATATAAATCCCTTGCATGTCTCTTGATATTTCCTAGCTCATAGCTGTCTAGCTTATCTGAGTTGTTTATAATATCAATTTTTAAATTATTGATAGCTAAAATAAAATCTTTTTTCAGTTGGTTCATTCTTCCGCCTCCAAAAGTTCTGGATTTTCAAATTCATTTCCAATAACAACACTTTCTTTTAGTGTTTCTGGTTCAAATGGACTAATGTCATCTGGAGCAATGACATTAAAAGTTTTTACATAAAAACCAAGCCCGTCATAAACAACAGCAAAAGATTGACAGCCCATATTTGAAGGTTCAAGGTATCTATAACTTCCGAATTTTACAACCATTCTAAGTCCCTGAATTTCAAGAACATCCCCCTCAAAGATTTCCTTACCGTTCTTGTCTTTGAGTCCTGTTGATTGCATGAGTACGATTTCGTCAGGATAAACTGAAATATGATCATTCATAACTGGATCATTCAATTCAAGCTCTT